AAAACGTAATCTTTAAAACATTACAAATATGAGCAAAAAAAATGGTTCGGACAATAATATTGTCCCAAATCTCAAAAAATTACCCCTAGCAGAGTATTTTGCAGCCTTACCAAAGGCAGAACGTCGTCCAGTTATCATATCAGCTCCTAAAGAAGATGTTATTACAGCTATTGTAGAAGCGACACAACGTAATCGTCATACAGTTCGTTGCTGGATGTATGGATATACTCAACCTAACAGTATGGTTGAAAAAAAGATTGTGGCTGAGATCTTACAATCAGATGTCGCAACCTTATTTCCTGAAAGAAAGGAGGAATGATTATGACTGGAATGGAATTTTATTTCACTCCTAAAGGTGAAGTTATGATTACCGATGAATGTGGTACGCGTCAATTGGAACAGTCAAATCGGGAGTTTATTTCCGAAATCATAACTCGAATGGGAATATTTTGGCCAGAAGCACTGGAGAAAGCATCATTGGAATATACAGACCGACGATATAATATCCCTTGGTTTGAATTTTCAATAGTACGTCGTTTTCTTAAATGTAATTTTGGTGAGTTCGATTCAACAATGGATATTGATCAGATGGGAAACTTTCACTTTGAGGAGGTCAAATGTCCGTTAAAGGGTGAATGCAAATATGAAGGAATAATCTGTAAACCAAAATTTAATAGTACACTGTCGGAACGTGAGTTAAGCGTTATGCGATCATTTTATGAAGGGATGGAAGAAAATGCAATAGCAGATAAGTATTGCATTTCATTGGAAACTGTACGTACACATAAACGGAATGCCTTTAGGCGTATAGATGTCCATTCCTTGGCAGAGTTCTTTCAGTATGCTAGGAAAAACAATCTATTTCAATAACAAGTAAACTCTAAAATCAATATTAATCAGGCAGCATAGCATAGAGATGCAGATGTGTTTCAGTAAATCAGCTCAACACCATTCAAAAGTTTAACAAGAAACAGCCTATTAAAGATTATGGAAAATTGCTTCGAAATGATGGTCGCCCGATGTATTAAGATTGGGACTGTTCAAACGCTAACGATGCTGGGCCTACTCCCCGAAGTAGTAACAATATCCCAAGCGGAAGATATATACGGAAAACGCCTGATTACAGAATGGCGCGAAAAAGCCTGGATCAAGTTTTATCCGGCAAATAATAAGGAACGAGGGAAATATTATGTGAAGCGTTCAGAACTGGAAACAGCTAGCGCAATGATGGACCTGCATAATAAAGTACCGGACAACATTATCAAACAACTAATGCAACTAGCCGTATGACCTACATACCGAAGTCATCAGAGATGCTAAAGGCTCTACAGGAGAGCATTGGTAAGCAGCTTGATGCAAGAGAAGAACAGAAAAGGAAATGTAGCTTTGAACCAACTCCTACAAAGGTGGTACCTTGTAAGATGGATATAACCAAACAACCTACTGCGGAAGACATACTCCTAATGGAAGAGTATAGCCGTGGAGTATACCAAGGAGATTAATAAATAACTAATATTTAAACAATTATGAGTAATAGTATTCAAATTAGAGTGGAGGAGCTAAATGCACTTCCAGCAACGAAAATTGTCGAAAACGAGAAAGTTGAACAGAAGTTCATCGGTATGTATAATGCTATTTGGGGGACAGATATGGGTGAACAGATTTATAATCGTGAAAAATTTCATTTCAATAAGTTGTTGACTGAGACACCATCCTTGCAAGAATGTACGAAGCTATCCCTTTTCGGTTGTTTCCTTGATATGGCAGTGAATGGTCTTTCACTTGACCAATCAGGCAGACCGCAGTGCTATTTAATTCCTCGTAGTGCTAAAGTGAAAACTGCTAATGGTGATATGTGGGAAAAACGTGCCGGGCTCACGGTTTCAGCTTATGGTGAAGTATATATGCGCCAGCGTGCCGGACAAGTTCGCTATGTAGATAATCCAGTAGTAGTATTTGAAGGTGACAAATTCCGCCCTATTATCGGAGTAAATGGTGCTAAATCTATAGAGTATGAAGGAGCTTTCCCTAGAAAGTCAAACAAGCCGGTTGCCGTGTTTATTCGTATTGTACGCAATGACGGGTCAGTTGATTACTCTTGGATGATGGAATCAGATTGGAAACGTTTATCTACTTTTTCAGCCAAGCAAAACAAAGGAACGGCAAACTCTCTGTATACCTCCAACGGTGGACATATTGATACAGGATTCCTTGAAAACAAAATGATTAAACACGCTTTTGATGCATACCCTAAAGTACGAACGGGCAATTATACATCTATGGAGACACAACAGGAAGAACCTGTTATTGATTACGGGCTAGTAGATGAAGAGAAAATTAATGAACCTGTTCAAACGGTAGATGGCATTAATGCTCCTTTCGGAGAAGAAAAGCAATTAGACGCTCCGGAACCAGTACAAGTAACAGTGTCTGAAGATGATGCAAACGGAGGATTCTAAGTATTTACTAACCAATTTAAGAAAACAATTATGGCAACAGAATTAATCAAAATAGATGAGGTAAAAAACATCCTTTCATCCTTTCCGGACATCATCGGAAGGAATACTAACTCTGTCAAGAAATGCAATGAAGCTGGTCAAACTCTCCTTAATACAATCGAAGGAGAAGGTATGAATGAAACGATAGATCAAGCTGCATCCGACTACTTGAGGAAGGTAAATAATACACTCAAAAATATGGATGAACGTCGTAAACCTATTACGCAGATATTTGATAGAATACGTTCCTTTTTCACCTCCCAAGAAAAACAAATTGATCCTAAGGATCCTTCAACAATTCCCGGAAAGCTTGTAGCAAAGCGCAATGAGTATGCTAAGTTCAAATATGAAGAAGAGCAGAAGAGGAAGAAAGAAGCAGAGCAAAGAGCTAGGATTGAGACAGAGAAAGCAAATTATCAACAGACAATAGAGAATAGCCTTCTTTCTTATTTTAACCAGTATCTTTCAAGTAAAGTTTCTGAATTGCAGGGCATCTTCTCTAATTTGACACATGAGAGCTTCGATCGCGAAGTTATAGGAATCACAGTCTTTCAGACCGATTATCCCAAATCTCATTTTGATAAGTTTAGTGCGGATTCAGCGACTTACTATATCAGTCAAGAAACAAAAAAGGAGATTCGCCGAAATATCTTAGAAGGTAAATATGAACAATATGCTCAACAGTATAAGGCTAAGTTATTAAACGTTAAGCAAGATCTTACCGACCGTATTCCGTCTAAACGTAAAGAACTAGCAGAGTTGGAGCTGCTTCGTCTTGCTAATGCAGAGGCAGCCGCCAAAGCGGAAGAAGTACGCAAACAACGTGAAGCTGCAGAAACGGCTAAACAGATGGAAGAAATAAAAAAAGCGGAAGAAGCAGCTAAACAAGAAGCTGCAATGAAAGCGCAGCAAAGTTCAATCGGTAGTCTTTTTGCAGGTGCTGCCGCTTCTATTGCTCCTCCGCCGACAAACGCTAAGGTGAAAGAAAAAATTATTGTACTTCACCAACAGGGATACTTAGAGGTATTCCAGATGTGGTGGATAAACGAAGGTCAAACCTTGCCTGTTGAGGAACTGGAGAAGATATTTAAAAAGATGATTACCTATTGCGAGAAACAAGCAAACAGCAAAGAGCAAAAACATATCGAATCACAATTCATCAGCTACGAGGCAGATGTAAAAGCTAAATAGTTATGTCAAATCCCGATTCATATTATTCGCGTACAGAAGTAAGTAACTCTGATCTGACAGAACTTAAAAATTATCTCTATCCCCGTGCTCAATACGGGGATAAAGAAAAGGCATTCAAGTTCGGTACTCTTGTAGACGCTCTTATCACAGAGAATGACCGTGTTCGGTATGACAAGCTGATGGTAGATGATTATGTGTACACGACAGAGGAATTTGAATTAGGACTTGAGATGCGTAAGGCTCTCCGGAAGGAAGCGGAGAAAGACCTGTTTCTTGCTGTTGTGCTAGCGCAGTCTGATACACAGAAGTTTATGGTAAATAAGCAGCAGGAGTTCCATTATGGGAACTTTGCCTATCACCTCGATACTCGCTGTAAATGGGACTGGTGGTTATCTGCTTACGGTTTTGGTGGCGATTTGAAAACGACCTTTGCAGAGTCTCAGGCACAATTCGATGAAGCGATAGATTTCTTTGACTGGGACCGATCCCGTGCCTGGTATATGGATATCGCAGGAAGTGAACAGGATTTCATTTATGCAATCTCGAAAAAGAACTGCAAGATATTCAAGCATTTTATCACCGACCGTAATCATCCTACATATACCAAGGGAAAAGAAAAGTACGAAGACCTGGCTTTCAAATGGTGGCAATTGATGGTCTGATTATATTTTATCATAAAAACAATATGAACTTACTTATCACACCTAAATATCAAATATTGGATGAATTAACTAATATAGATTCATTTCTCAATATAACCATGAGCGAAGATGCGACAGAAGCGGTACAACGTGGCAATGACTTGGCTGTATATGTTGCCCGTTCCGGCAAATTACTTGCAGACTCAAAATACTGGCTCAATGAGGCGATGAAATCCGAGATCATGCAGACGCTTGTTGATACAGCTAAGAATGCGAAAGCAACAGCGACGGCCATAAATGCTCTAGTTAACTCTTTGTGTAGGGAAGAACGATATTTGGTCGACTGGTGCGAACGCTGCAATCGGACGGCAACGCATCAACTATCATGGTGTGTAACTGTGATAAGTAAAGCAAAAGAAGAAATGAAAATGTCCGGAATGTATAATAACAATAAAAAGCAATCATCATGAAAAACTTAAAAAGAATCACAATCGGGCTAGCTGTTATCGGTCTGTTTACGGCATTGTCTTTCTCTCAAAGAGAAGATGCAACGACTAGAGAAATAACTACGGCTGCCGTCATGGGAGTTGTATCAGCATTTAGTATTATCACTTTATCAACTAAAGAAGATTATGGAACAAGTAAAAAATGAGATCAAGAAGGCGATTATCAAAAAAGACCGCTTGAATGTAGTGTACAATGAGCGTTTCTCGGAAGCGAACTACACGAATGTAATTAACAAGAGCTGCGATCAGATCATCCACAGCGATTTAAGAGAAGCGTTTAGCCGACTTAAATTACATCTCGTTGTATTGTGTGAGCAGCCAGAGGCTTCTAATATCAACAAAGATAGCTTTACTTCCCCGGGCTATGCAGAGACTCTGGAAAATTATATCATTACGGGCTATGCAAATGACAGCGTCGATGGTGTTTCTGGAATTACCATTATGGGAGCTAAACTTCTCCAGTCCGGCAAAGTTGTTGACTTGAAAATCTTCGTTCCTCTCCTTGATGCAGATTACCCTTACTATGAAGAATTGAGCATTGATGCTGCAGCTTGTGATGCGGAAGTTGAAAGTTATCTGTTTGAAGAGAAATGGGGAGTCAGACAAGAGCGGCTTGATTTCGAAACGGATGAACCGGAAGAAGCTGTTGTACTGGAAGAAGAGAAGCCTAAAAAAAGAGGACGTAAAAAACAAATAGAGGCGCCTGCACCTCTTGACGCAACCGCATAATCAATCATCACAGGGGGGATAATTCCCCCTGCTAAATACTCTGAATCATGAATATTGAATTAAAAGGAGATAATTTCGAATTATCATTCAAATATAAGACTTCAATAATAGATCGGGTCAGACAGATTCCCGGTAGACGTTTTGATGGTGCTAAAAAAGTTTGGATTGTCCCGACAAGGAGTAGGGTAGAGCTTGAAAGGATGATTTATCAAATACAGCAGTTTGAGAATATAAATTGGGTAAACGGTACAGAAAAAAAGGAGGAAGATATCGCTTATGATATTCCGGAACTGCCGGACCTAACCGTACCGCACAATTTAAAGATTCAGCCTTATCCTTATCAGCTTAAAGGTATTGCACGGGGATTGGAACTAAAACGGTTTATGAATTGCGATGAACCGGGACTCGGTAAGACATTGCAGAGTATTGCAACAATAAATCTTGCTGATGCTTTTCCTTGTCTTGTCATTTGTCCATCTTCACTCAAAATAAATTGGTTACGTGAATGGGAGAAATTTACAGATAAAAAAGCGATGATCCTAACCGACAAGGTGCGTGATACGTGGACTTTCTTCTTCCAGACAGGAATGCACCAGGTGTTTATTGTTAACTATGAATCATTAAAGAAATACTTTGTACAACGCATAAAGAAAGCCGAAGGCTGGACATTGAGAGATGTAGAATTTAGAAACTCAATCAATTTATTCAAGTCAGTTATCATTGATGAAAGTCACCGTTGTAAATCTGCATCTACCCAGCAGGCTAAATTCTGTAAAGGGATATGCACCGGCAAAGAATGGGTGATAGAGCTTACTGGAACACCGGTAGTAAATCGGCCTAAAGATTTGATTCCACAGCTGGCGATTCTAAACCGTATGGAGGATTTTGGTGGCTATAAACCATTTGTTAACCGATACTGCTCCGGACAAAGAGAGGCTTCTAATTTGAAAGAACTGAATTTCAATCTTTGGCAGTACTGTATGTTCCGTCGTGAGAAATCTTTTGTCCTCACAGACCTACCGGATAAGATACGTCAGGTAAATACATGCGAAATTACTAATCGTAAGGAGTATACGGATGCAGAACGCGATCTTATCATGTACCTACAGAAATACAAGGACGCTGATGATGAGAAGATTGAAAAGGCTCTGCGTGGCGAAGTAATGGTAAAGATCGGGGTTCTCCGTAATATCTCAGCACGTGGAAAAGTACGCGATGTTATTGAATTTGTGAAAGACTTTCGGGAGAATGGAAAGAAAATAATCCTCTTTTGTTCGCTTCATGAAGTTGTAGATCAATTGAAACGTTACTTCCCCACGGCTGTATCTGTAACAGGTAGAGAATCACCGGACATGAAGCAAAGAGCGGTTGACGCCTTTCAAAATAATCCTAAAGTGGATATTATTATTTGCTCAATAAAAGCAGCCGGAGTCGGTTTGACGCTTACCGCATCAAGTAATGTCGCCTTTGTTGAGTTCCCTTGGACGTACGCCGATTGCTGTCAATGTGAGGACCGTGCGCATCGTATCGGACAAAAGGATTCTGTGACTTGCTACTATTTTCTTGGCCGGCGAACTATTGATGAAAAAGTTTATCGGATCATTCAGGAGAAGAAAAATATAGCCAATGCGGTAACTGGATCCACGGAAGATATTGAGGAAAATATTGTAGATATGGTTGCACGTATCTTTGATACAGAATATGATGATGAAGAATAATTCAAATTAAGATAGATATGAATAAATACACTATAAGATATTATTACGGCTCATACTCCGGGATACGAGAAATATATGCCGATGATGAAGAAACAGCAATCTCTCTGATGTGGAGAATGCTACGTGCAGATATGACCTTGCCAATGGCATATAAGTCTGAGGAAGTCATTGATGTTGAATACGATGCAGATTAATCAAAACAATACAGTAATGAATATGAAAGCAAAAATAAGAAAAACAGGCGAGATTGTAGATGTAATAACTTACTCTGGGCATACATATAGAAGTGATATTGATGTTGTATCTTATATTGATAGCAAAGGTTATGAATGCGTTGATATGAAGATGAATAGGTTTTGGGACTTTGAAGATGTAGAAGAATGCTATTTATCTACAAAAGAAAACCTTATTGATTGGGAGGAAAGACGTTTCCAACTTGTAAAGGCTGCAATGCAGGGGAATTTTCCGCAAACTTCATTTGATAAAGAGTCATTTTGCAGATATTGTATTTCAGTCGCTAACGAAATGATCAATCAACTTAATTCGTAACAAGAAAAAAATGAGTGAAATAAAGTTTAGATATAAATTTGATTCAAACGCCTATGTTGTGGATGAATCATATTTTCTTAAAATAGAACGAATGGCAAAAATGAATGGTGAGAAAATAGAAAAACTTGCCGAAAAGAAATTCAGGAACTATCTCAATGATGGTATGAATCCTATTAAACTGGAATTTAGAATAAGAGGTGTTGAGGAGCTTGTAGGGCATAGCGTTATAACTGAATTGAATTATGGGGAAAGG